AAGACATGACACTCCATCAATAAACCATCTCACACTATTTTTACCATACATACCTCGCATGGCTCTATTATAAACTCTACCGACAGGGGATAGTCTTAGAACCGCTTCCTCACCCATTACATTATTGATACGGTTAATAATGTAAGGCATATCGAACCCCATGGAGTTCCATCCCGAAAGAACGTCAGGATAGTCTCTCTCAAAGAACTGAATCATTCTTTCTAAAAGTTCCTTTTCAGTCTTACAGTTTATATAAGTCAGTTCGCTTTTTGGATATTTCGACGAATCAAACTCGCCTACCCCCCACACATACTTGTGTTTATCAATCGTATCATAGATAGTGATTACATTGATAGGGTAGTTTGCTTTCTCCGGGTCAGGGAATTCATCCTTAGCAACAGCCTCAATATCAATAAACTGAACCCGCAACTTATTAGAAAGGAAATCGGGAGTTTCATTATGCTCCCAAAACTCATCAAGCAAAAACTGCTGATACGTCGGCAGATTCTCAAAAAGTCTTTTTACACCAGACTCGCGAATATATCGCGTGCGTTCATATTGATTTAGGAATATCTTCTTGCGAATTTTAGTCCCATAAATCGACTGATCAGTTCCGTTATTATTATCCTCAACATAAATATATGGTCTGTACGGCGCCGTAAAAGAAGTTCGATTACCGCTCGCATCCCAGGTCCATATCTTCATCTCTTGCTTACCGGGAATATAAGCAATATTTCTATATCCAATCATATATTTGTATTATACTTCCCGAGTTGTACACGTTTCGGGTCCCCATAATCTAATCTAAAAAGTTCTAAAAAGCAATCAAGATTTTCATCGTTTTCGAGAAATCTTTTTTCTGCGACTTGATACCATTTACGAGCGCTATTTTTGTAACGCTGACTATCCTTTAGAGTCTCTCTAATTTTTGTAATCATCTCCTCACCACTAGTAAACCTAATAGGAGCGTTTTTATATGTATCAATATCCTGGCACGCTACGGGCAATCCAAACGAGCTTGCTTCTATGTATTTTAAGTCGCTCTTTGCTTTATTAAAATTATTATCCTGTAGCGGCGCTACCCACATTTGCACTTCTAAATCATGTAGTTTTTGCGGATAGGAATACATTTGCTGCCAGGGATGGAATTCTATTTCTCTATTACTAACATAGGGTCTCAAACGCAACGGGAACGCTCCTACAAACACCCACTGAAATTCTTTTCTGGTTTTAATAATAGCATCAATAACATGATCGAAATCATCTCGCTGCTTCACCTTATTGTCTACATCAAAATGCGCTCCGGAGCCAGCATACAAAATTCTTGGCTTCTTTTTATGTTTCTGATATAGATTATAAACTCGCTTCTCGTCGAAGAAATTACCAATCCAGAATTTAGGAGGGAAATTCGGTATGACAGTTACTTCCCTCTTACCGGTTTTTTCGCGATAATAATTCTTCATGAAATCACACGTTACAGTAATTTCATCACACATATTCATAATCTCCATTGAGGTATTACGAATCTCGTCTGACTCGAAAGCAAACTTAAATTTATTATAATCCGGTATATCTTCTCGGAAAATAATATCGTCAATTTCGTATACAAGCCTGCAACCGAATTGAGGCTGAATGACATTCTTAAGAAACTTAACAAATTCGAGTTGATGAGGAGTAGCCTGTCTCTGTATTCTAACAGTCTTTACATTATGGTAAAAATCAGGATTAGTAATCATTACCGAAGAACTCTGACATAGAGCCTTCTGGTGAGCATTTAAGACGTGCTCAGGCCAAAGCATCCTCCATAACCCACACCCACTATAGTCAGCGAGATAATTAACACACCTTGTTAAAGACTTAACATCATCTGGAGAACCTTGCTGCGATGTCATCACAGAAGGGGTTTGTGGCATTTCAACCTGACCAAAAGGTGTAGAAAATGGGGACGTAAATGGCGAGCCTAAATTTATCATTACAATAAACTTAAACTATATCCTTTAAATATCAACATTATAAACGCGGGTTGTTATGCCATTTTCTTTTTGAAGATAAATCATATCGGTATTATCTGATATGGCTTTAATTGCTTCGGGGCGATGAGTAATAACGAAAACGCACTCCTTGTTTTGCTCTACTCGATCGTTTAATATTTCATTTACCAGCTCAACACCTTTAGCGTCCAAACTCGAATCATAAAGTTCGTCAAAAAAGCTTACATTGTAAGCGACATTACCTTGCATTCGACGAGCATCAGCAAAGGTAAATAAACACGCAAGGTCAATATTTTTTCTTTCGCCATCAGAGAAGTTATAATAAGAGCAAAGTTTATTATTGTCGTTGATAATCTCTTCTTCAAAATATTCATTAAACATACAAATACAATTAGCATCCATCTTCTTCAAATAAAATGCTAAGCGACTATTAAACAATTGAAGTATCTGTTTTACAATGTAGGCTTTTACTCCTTCCTCTGAAACGATAAACTTACCGTAGTCAATAATATTGAGCATTTCACGACACTTATCTACAGTCCGAGACAACTCATCTACATCATTGCTTGTTATTTTAATTAAATCATCAGTATCAGTATTATTACTCTTTATAGACTCTATATCTACAATCAATGTCTGTACCCACTCTTCATATTGAGCAATATTAGTTTCAATATTAGACCGAGAGTTTAAATCGAGTTTTATTTTCTCGAGTTTAGTTCTCGTCTTTACTCTTAAATCCGTTAACTGCTCTTTAACAGCGGTCAGCTTTTTAATAGCCTCCGCACACTTTATTAGTTCGTCTTTCTTTTCTGAAATTTTTGCTTTAAGTACTTCTTTACTCGAATGTATACAGTCGCGATCGTTATCCTCAATCTTACGTAAGCAAGTAGGGCACGTATCTTCATCTGTTCCAATTTTATTATAATCCTGCTCATCTCGCTGTATGTTAGTTTTTAAAACCGCACAATTTTCTACCTGCTTGGTAATTCGCTGGTCTATTCCTTCTATACCATTATTTATTTCCTTAAGTTTAGTCTCGACCGGTTCCCCATCGAGTTTATCAATCTTTTCCAGCCTCTCTCTTAAACTCTTTATATTGCTTTTATTATCTCGGAGACGGTCTTTATATTTGGTAAGTTTATCCGCTCTTTCTTTAATAACATTATCGCGCTGAATTTTATAATTTTCGAGAGAGTAGTTTTTTTCCTCTAATCTCGTTAACTGTAAATCGTAATCTTTTTTAATTTCATTATAATCATTTCTCGCGAGTTTTAGCATCTCACCAAACACCTCCAACGAGAAAATATTTTCAATAAACTTACGCTTCATTATGGTCTTCTGACCCATGAACGGTATAGTATTATTAGCAGTCATTACAACGCAATTTTTAAAAATCTCGCCATTAGCGCTCAATAATTTTCCAATATAATCCGTAGTATTGATAATTGAATCGCGCGTAATATCGGCACCGTCTTTCTCAAGAGATAGCCTGGACGGCTTTAATTGTCTTACGATTCTATAATGACCAGTCTCTTCAGGGGATACAATATCAAAAGTTAGCGATACTGCGCACGTTCCATCAGTCAGGTTATTTGCTATAAGTTCCTTCTTAGTAATATCGCGTATTGTCTTGCCAAAAATAGCAAAATAAAATGCGTCTGCGATAGTGCTCTTACCCACTCCATTCTTTCTGTCAATACGGTCTTTGTTAATACCAGTAATAACGTGAAGACCAGGCTGAAAATCAATCTCTACCGGATTTTCGCCAACAGAGAAGAAATTTTGTATACTTAGTTTTTTAAAATTAACGTGCTTCATACAGATTGTAATGACCTCTTATAAAGGTCTAAAACATAATTTACTACAGGTTCTTTATTTGATACATCCATTATATTAATAAACTCGGTAATTGCTTGTTCAATATCTACCCCGGAAAAATCTCTACCATCTTCATCTTGTATAACACAATTAAAGTTAATATCATGTTCAATATCTAAAACGCTCGGCTGAAGAGCTCTTATTTGCTTAAAGAGGAAGTCAGAATCTTGAGTAGATATTTTTCTATCAATTATCAGTTTAACAATATTATTTTTGACGCGCTTTGAAAGTTCATCTAATGATAACATCTTTTCTGAAATCTCAGATAAGATGAGTTTTTGAAAAACCGGCGAAATATCGTTTTTTACAAAATTATATTCTCCAGTATTCAAATTAATAAAATATATACCCTTTTGATCCCCAAGGTCGCCGAAATCCATTTGATATGGATTACCTACATACAGAATAGTTCTGCCGTCTATAATTCTCTCAGACCTTAAATGAAAGTGGCCAGAAATCGTTAGAGGGGTTTTTTGATATAAATCTTCGGCTATAAATCCGTGATCGCAAATTTTAAAATTGTTTAGTTTAAATGTCGCTACCTCAAAATGGCCGAAGAGAATATCGCACTCGGGTATATCCTTAAGAGAGGTACCCCAGGGAGCAAACGCTATAGTCTTTCCTTCATCCGTATTAATAGTAGTAATTTTTTCAATTACGGTAATATTATCTCTACCATTAATAATCGATATTGAATTAATATCAGATGTATCTTTATAATAGCAGTCGTGATTACCGGGAATAAACACGATATTAAAATCACTCAGAGTATTCAATATAGTGGCGGCATGAGATAGAGTATTTGTAGCGATGGAATCTCTATAATGAAAAAAATCGCCGCAAAAGATAATATCTTGAATATCTCTCGCTTTAAGTTGATCGCGAAACCATTTAACCCACTCTAAAGAAATCCTATGCCACGTATCACTATCGCGATGAACCCCAATATGTATATCGCTAAAAATTGCGCAATTAGAAGATTTAATCATGCGTTGTCTTCGTTATAGTACTCTCCATCATCACAACCAGTCCTTGTATAAACAAGCCCGTCAGATTCTTCAATCATATAACGCTCATACTCTCTCTCCCTAAATTCAGATTCCGCCTTATGTAATCGCTTCTCTTTTTTAATTCTGTTAATAAATGCTCTAAATGCTATGGTTGTAAAATAAGAGAAGGGATTATATTCCGAATTAACATCAAAGTTTTTATTCTTTAGAGCCGCATACATTTTAATTATAGCGTCGCCTACCATATCGTCTCTATATGTATAGTCTCTAAATTTTGAATTATAACTTAATCCAGCAGCAATTTTGTTTATACATTCACCAAGATAATTTTCAAACTTATTTGTTTCATAAAATAATCTTATAGCGTTTTTAAAATCCTTCGGGTCAACGTAGTAGTTGAGCTTGTCTGTTTTAGTCATAATACACTATATGATGTCTTTCTAATTATTCAACTCATTAACTTGGGTTATTGAAAATGGTATATGCTCTCTTTGGTAAATCTCTTTACGTCTACTAAAATGCTCTTCGCCATACTTGAGATTATCCGCTAAATCGAATATTAAAAGTTTTTCCTTTGTGTGATGCTTTCTTAAACCCCGACCAATAGATTGAACAAGTCGTATAAAGGCTTTTCCTCCACTGGTAAACATAATCATATGTATATTTTTAATATTAATACCAGTAGAAAATATAGAGGACATAGCAACACATATAATATTATTTTTCTGCTCCATTTGCTCCTTTATTTTTTCTCTCTCGTCAATCTCAACCGACCCTTGAACAAAAAATACCTCTCTATTAGGAAGAGATGAAAGAGTCTCAAGCAATATCTCGCCGTGTCTAATATGGTTTACCAATATCAATATATTATTATTAAAGTTGCCGCTTATCTTTTTAATAATACCGTTTCTAAACTGATTTTCATAAATGAAATCGAGCTCTGCCTTATATCTGGCAGTCGCGGTAAACTCCTCATCGGTAAAACTTATCTTTGGCTTAGTCTTATAGTCAATCTTTATTACCTTTACCTCAGCATTCGTTAAGAACCCCTCATCTCGGAGCTCACTTCCTCTTTTTTCATAATATACCGGCCCTATTTTTCCCTTTACAGACCATTCTTCCATTTTTTCGTCAGGGAGAGTGCCTGTAAATCCAAACTTATGGTTAGTATGTATCTTCTTTATAAGTTTGCCTATTTTATTTTGACCTTTTATGCGATGACACTCATCAATAACCACAATGTCAACATATTTTACCCACTCTTGAATGTCAAACTGGCTTTGTAATATTTGATTACTAGCAATCACAACATTTACACTCAAATCCAGCTTATATTCAGCAGTCCACCTGCAAAATGTAAAAGGAACTTTATATTCAGTAAAGTCGGAGTATGTTTGTTGAACGAGGCCTCTATCGGGAACTAATAATAAGCACCTAAAGTTATTATTTTCTTTATAATACTTGTGAATATTATATATTAACGTTGCTATAGTTAAAGTTTTGCCGCCGCCAGTTCCTAATATACATATACCACGGCCGCCCTTTAGAGCTTTTTTAAGAATATCCTCTTGATAATAGTGTAATTTGAGATTATTGTCTAGAGAGGTAAGATTTGAACCAAAATTTGAATTTATATAATCAATAGCATCGGCGGTAAAGTTAATTTTAACTAAATCACTATATTCTTTAATAGCCTCAATTACATCAACAATGAGACCTGGTTCAAATTTGCCATTAGGGGTTATAGCATAAAGTTTTCTCGGAGCAAATCGAGATTGAAACGCAGCAAACTTATTAGGGACGCTAAATTTATCTCTTATAGTATTAATAATAGAGAAATCCTCGCAAATTAATGCGCAAGTCGACGTCTTTTTACTATAATCGATAGTAATATTCATTAAAGAGTCTCCATCTGTATAAGGGCTACTATATTTTTAATATCCCACACCATAGAGGATAGATTCTTCTCAGCTTTCTCTAAAAGCTCCACTACAAGTTCTAACTCATAGAGCTTTTCAGAAATATCCCTAACTCCGGAGCTCTTTTTAGCTATACTAATAGATTCTGGAATGCTTAATTTAGTTACGGACTTTTCTCGCAATTCTTTCGCAATCTTCTGCTCTATTTCATCCTTTTCCTTTTTAAGTCTAAAAATATCTCTCTTGTGCTGTATAAGTCGAGCAGCCCAAAAGTGTCTTCTAGCGGGAAGTCGACGCTGAACAGCGGAAACGTTCATTTCGTCAATAACAAGCTCTTGCTTTAATTCCTCTATATATTTATCTAAAAGATTCACTTATTAATATAAATATATATACAGTGAAATCCAGCATATACGGCGTTATTTTTCAAAACATATTACTCGAAGATATCGTCGCGGGTGATGGCGGAGCCTTTGGAACCGCGCAAGAGCCTATATACAGCCCTAATAATATTACATCTGGAGACACATATGCAAGAGGAGACTCTCGAAATATATTCGGGAATGCAAAAGTAAAAATACAGCGCCGCAACAATATACCTAACTTAATAACAGGTAAAAAGAGAAAAAAGAGGAAAAAACGCAGTTGATTTATTTTTGAGAAATCATTAAATAGATTTGTGGGTGGTGAGAGGGGAGAAAAAAGAAAACTAATGGTCTTGGTAATTATATAAAATGGAGCTCGGTCACTGGAGTTTTGACGGGATTGTGCCTGAAAGATTCTACGGGTTCGTATATATTATTGAGAATTCAACAAATAGTCGTAAGTATATCGGTAAAAAGCAGTGTATTACCACTGTTAAACTACGCCCTCTTAAGGGAAAGAGGAATAAAAGGCACGTAGAGAAAGAGACCGACTGGAAGACCTACTGCGGATCGAGCGAGCAGCTACTTAAGGACATTGAGATCCTCGGAAAAGATAAGTTCACCTTTAATATTATTAAATTCTGCGATAGTAAGTCTGAATTAGCGTATTGCGAGGCTAAATTACAGTTTGATAATGACGTTCTTCTTAGAGAGGACTATTATAACGGGATAATAAACGTTAGAATTGGGAGAATAGCTAAAAAGAAGACCTAATAGTTGATATTGGCTCTTTCCCCTATATCTTCCATATTATGGGGGTGGATTTAAAATTATATAATATCGAGTTGATAGATATTACAGAGGAACTTTCATATAATATTATGAGAGAGTGGATTGATTACCTTTATGAATTTCAACTCCTGGAATCTAATAAAAATACTAAGTTAAAGGTGTTTTATCACTTTTTTATCAAAAAAGTATCTGACTTAATTGTGGATTCATCAAAAGATTGCAAGAAAATACTGTTTATAACCATTTGTAATGAGAAAAAATGCGATATAGTGCTTAAAAACAGAATTAGTCAGGCAAATTATGAAGAATCTGAGTTTTTTACTATGATTAAAGGGTTAATATCTAAGATAGAGCGTAATTTTCCTATCAAATTCGTGGTTTCTACTAAGTCTTACAAAGAATATTTGGATTTTTTATATAAAACCCCTGGAAAAATTAACTATCTTAGATTAAAGATAGAGAAATCCGACTTTACTAAGTTTACATACAGCAAGATCTTAAAGTTTACAAAAAAATATGACTTATCATGGCTGAATGAAAACTATTTTAACACAATTAAGTCAAAACTACTTCTTATTTCCTAAATATGTATAATAAAATGAAAAAATTCGACAGAATTCTAAGAGAGACCTATAGGCTCCTACAAGAGCAAGACCCTAACGCTCCGGTTGATCCTGCTATGGATCCAAATGCTGCCGTCGATTTGGGCGCTGCAGCTCCTGTAGAGGGCGGGGATGTTACTAAGGCACTAAGCGCTGATGGCGAGGTAGCGTTAGTTAAAATTGCTTATAAGGCCATTGAGGGTAAGGATAATATACCATCTGATTTAAAAAGTAAGCTAGAAAGTTTGCTGCCTGCTGGAGCTGATTCTATTACTAAAGAAAATGCTAAAGAAGTTACCAAAGTAATTGACGATATTGTGAATCCCGCCGAGGGGTTGGATAGTTCTGAGGAAACTGATAAACAAATTATTGGCGCATTACCTACGATTTAATTTTTATGTCCTGGCAATCTCTAGCGGATGTGTATACTGAGGGAGTTACTCGTAATAACTATAATACAAATTTAGATATAGAATGGCGATCCCTATCGGATGTATATAGTGAGGCTACTGTTAGTATTAAATTTAGCGATGACGAAGTTCATGAGATTAATCTTAGCGATGTTTATGCGAGAAAGGTGCTGGGGTATGCTTCCTTTACCGAAGAGTCGCTGTACGAATTAATTACAAGATGGGCAAGGACTGGGGGCTGGAGGGATTATGCTGTTAAGAGAATATCTGAGCAAATTAATTCCATTCTTAAAGAGATATTTCCTGATAAAATAAATAATCCGGTCGAAATTAAAAAAATCGCAAAAGAAATAAGAGCGATAATTGCCTTTAAAAAGAGACAAAATACTTTTTCTAATTTTATAACCGGTAGGGGCAGTGATATATTTAAGGTATTGAAAATACCTGGTGTACAGACATTATCTGATAACAGGTTTCTCTCAGCTTTATGCCAAATTGATTTGTCAGAGGGCAAGGTGAATGTTGGTCCTGGAGAAGTAGCTATTACTTTATTTACAGAGGCAACAAATCCAAAGAAGGGAGATCTCCATGTAGAAGGTATTGGGGAGATTGAGCTAAAGGGGTACGATGGTAGAATAGGTAAGGGGGAAACTGAGCGCGCTATTCTTAGAGGTATTATTAATAAAGCGGTTGATGTTGAATCTATCGAACGAACGCAGACCGCACTATTTACCCAGATACAGAATTTAAAGGCAACGTATATAGATAACCGTATGCTCGATTTTAAGTGTATAACTCCACGTAATAAAATTTTTAAGATTTTAGACGCGATATATAAATCATCAAATATAAAGGATTTTTTGAAAAAAACAAATTCCCAAGATTTTACAAAAGGTGAGAGTAGTAAACTTATAAATACCCTCGATGGTTGTCAGCCTAAAAATCAAGATGAATACCTTATTGGGTTCAAGGATGCTGCTAAACAGCTTATCGAATTAGCCTACAAGATACACGGATACAAATTAGGTAAAGAAACTACGCAGTTTAAAACATATTTTAGTACCGATATAATTGATGGAGATACTAAATTAAATACTATTTTTAAATATATTAAAAGCCAAGTTACCGACGGCATTAAAAGTTTAATTGCTGAGTATTATGCAAAGATGCCAGCGGAGAGCATTGTTGGGGCTATAACTATTGCTAATTATCAGCAAGATGAAAAATTCAGCTATATTATTTTTGCAAACACTCTCCCAAGTGTTATCGAAGGAGGGGCGCTTCCATGCGAGGTAATCGGAGCGTTTAGCAATAGTTATGAAGACAATTTAAGACTTATTTTAGATAGTATTAAAGATTTATCATTTACACCGAATGCGGATCGAGGAGGGTTTCAAGTTCAATATAAAGGAGTTTCATCGGCAGCTTCACCCACGTCGACGCCTCCTGCTGCTGACACCCTACCATCTGAA